TTAGAAAAAAAGAAGTGCCATATAATGTATTTACAAACCGAGTGCGACAATTTCTTAGGAGTAGAAGAACTAACGGAAGACGAATTTTTAAACTACTTTAAACAAGCCAGTGATGCAAATAGTTAAAGTAAAAGACGAAACTAAAACCAATAAGAAAAAAAATAATAGTTAATTTCTTTTAAATTATGGACAATAGAAAAAATAACGGTGGACATTCTACTAAAAGTCAAGGAGCGGACAAACGAAAGAACGAATATAGAAACGCTTTAGAACTTGCTGCTTCAGTAGAAAACGTAGTAGAAGTTTTAAAGACGGTATACGACAAAGCCGTTAATAAACAAGATATGTCAGCGGCAAAACTATATTTAGAATATTACTTAGGCAAACCAAAAGAAAGCGTAGACATACACACTTCGGGTGATAGTGTAGTAAGTTTTAACGAAATCTTAAGGGCTATAAAAAGTGATAACGATAAATGACAAATATTTAGTATTAGATAACGACACGCGGTACTTTATTTGTACAGGTGGTCGTGGTTCGGGTAAGTCTTTTTCTATTGGACTACTTCTTTGTCTTATGACATTTGAACCTAAGCACGTTATTTTATTTACACGTTATACTTTGCGTTCTGCTAGTATATCTATTATACCTGAGTTCTTAGAAAAAATAGAATTGTTAGGAATACAAGAAGACTTCTACATAACAAAAGACGAAATAATAAATAAGAAGTCAGGAAGTAGAATATTGTTTAGAGGTATTAAAACAAGTTCAGGTGACCAAACCGCTAACTTAAAATCTTTACAAGGTGTTACAACGTGGGTACTAGACGAAGCTGAAGAACTAACTGACGAAGAAACCTTTGATAAAATAGATCTGTCTGTAAGATCAAAAGATACACAAAACAGGGTTATAATGATTATGAACCCGTCTACTAAAGAACATTGGATATACCAACGCTTTTTTGAATCTAAAGGAATGCAAGACGGCAAGAACCTACAAAAACACGATACTACATACATACACACTACTTATTTAGATAACAAAGAAAATTTAAGTAGTAGCTACATAAACCAATTAGAAAACATTAGACTACGAAGACCTGAAAAGTACAAACACCAAATACTAGGGGGTTGGTTAGACAAAGCGGAAGGTGTTGTATTTTCTAACTGGCAAATGGGTTCTTTTCAGCAAGTTTCTAAAAGTGTATTTGGTCAAGACTTTGGGTTTAGTGCAGACCCTACTACATTAGTAGAAACTTCTATAGACAAAACGAATAAAAGAATATACCTAAAGTTACATTACTACAAGCAAGGTTTAACGACTTCGCAAATATCAGACTTAAACAAACGATTTGCAAAAGACAATCTAATTGTAGCGGACAGCGCAGAACCTAGACTTATAACAGAACTAAAAGTAAACAACAATATAGTAGCAGCTATTAAAGGTCAAGGTTCGGTAACTTACGGCATAGCACTACTACAAGACTTTGACTTAATAGTAGACCCTGAAAGCACGGAACTAATAAAAGAACTTAATAACTATTGTTGGTTAGAAAAAAAGTCTGCCACACCTATAGACGCACACAATCACGCTTTAGACGCTATACGATACGCGGTAAGCTATCAATTAGAAAACCCAACTAGAGGACAATACTTTATAAAATGAACGATCCTGAAATAAACAAAGCTATAGTCTTAGTTGAAAGTTATATCTACGAAAAGACGAACAAAAAACTTAAGATAGTATTCGACAATCCTAACAGGATGATGTACCATATTAAAATGCTATTCGAAGCGTATTCGGTAGCACTTGCTTACTACAATAACAAAAAATAAAGTTATACATATATGAAGGTTAAAATAAACATACCGACAAGTCTAGACGAAATACCTTTAAAACGTTACCAAGACTTTTTAAAAGTACAAAGCACGTCTAACGATGAAGAATTTGTAGCGCAGAAAATGATTGAAATATTTTGCGGTGTAGATTTAAAAGACGTGGTAAAAATTAAGGTAACGGACTTAAACGACTTAATACAACACTTTACTAAATTGTTCAGCGAAAAACCTAAGTTAAAGCAAACCTTTGTAATGGGTAGCTATGAGTTTGGGTTTATACCTAACCTAGAAGAAATTACTTTTGGTGAATACGTAGACTTAGACGCACACGTTCAAAACTGGAGTAGCTACCATAAAGCTATGGCAGTACTTTATAGACCTATAAAAACACGAACTAAGAACGGTTACGAAATATTAGACTACGAACCAAACGTAGCATTTCAAGACTTAATGCAGTACGCACCTTTGTCAGTAGCAATTAGCGCAACGCTTTTTTTTTGGAATTTAGAAAAAGAATTGTTAGTAGCTACAATGAGTTATTTACAACGCGAGACGAAGAAGAACAAAATAACTTCAGCGACTTTACCGAACGAGGACAATTCAACAAAACTTGGGGGTGGTATGGAAGCATATATGCAATCGCTAAAGGAGATGCTACAAAGTTTGACGAAGTCACTAGACTACGACTTACTAAATGTCTTACCTATCTCACCTTTGAAAAACAAAAGAACCAAATCGAACACAACGAACTTAGAAAACAATATAGACAATGACGGGGTACTACAACTTATTAACTAAAATAAAAGCACACTTTGATAGTGATGCGTTAGTAAACACGGTTACGCAGGGTGACATATTTGAAGTTGACTTAAACAAGCAGACTATTTTTCCTTTAGTACATATAATTGTAAACAGCGTTCAGTTTGTAAATAACGTACAACAAGCAAACGTTAGTATAATGGCTATGGACATAGTAGACATATCAAAAGACGAAACAACTTCTTTATTTGAAGGCAACGATAACGAACTAGACGTACTTAATACGCAACTAGCAATATTAAACAGGGTGTACGAAATGCTAAGACGTGGTGACTTGTACGACGATAGCTTTCAAGTTACTGGAAGTCCTAACTGCGAACCTTTTATAGATAGGTTTGAAAACAAGTTAGCGGGGTGGACTATGACATTTGATGTATTGTTTCCTAACGATATGACAATATGTTAAAAACCGTTCAGCAGTCTTTAAACGAATTTCGTGATCACGTAATAAGCGAGGCAAAAAGAAACGCACCTAAAAGTTTAGGCAACCTACAAAATTCTATAAAGGGGTATGTTAAGGAAAGTCCGAATTCTATACAAGTGTCTTTTGAGATGTCTGAATACGGTTGGTATCAAAACGAAGGTGTGCGAGGTGCTAACCCAAGTAACGTAAGTCCCAACGCAAAGATAAAAGGACAACAGGCACCAAATAGTAGGTTTAAGTTTGGTAGTGGTTCAAAGCGTGGCACCTGGGGAACGTTTGTTAACAGCATAGAAACGTGGGCAAAAAGACGAAACATAAGATTTAGGGATGCAAAGGGAAAATACGCAAAAGGAAACTATAAGTCTTTAGCGTATGTAATAGCGCGTAACATATATTCGCGTGGTATAAAGCCAAGTTTATTTTTTACGAAACCTTTTGAAGCTGCTTTTAAAAGACTACCTGACACGCTTGTAGAAAAATACGGACTAGAAGCCGAAGAACTATTCACACAAATACTAAACGAAAACTTTAAAAAATAATAAGATGGGCATATTCGCACGTTCACCGTACATAATTACAATAAATTCTTCAGGACAAGAAGGCAGTAAGGTAGAACTATTTATATGGAATGGTACGGGTTCAGCACCCGCAACACCGCAGTATACATTAAGTAAATTAATACCCGCTACTAACAACTTAAACACGTACTATAATATAAGTCCTTACATACGCGAGTACATAACGTGGAACGTAAGACAAACACCGTATAGTACATATAGCGCAAGTCAAACTACCCAGTGGTGTAACGTACAAGTAAAACGCTATAAACTAGACGCGCACGTTTACACGTTATTAGACACTACTACTTATAAAGGTTTTGACGGCTTTGGTTATTACGAAGAAGGTTATAACCCTACGTTGACTGATGACATACTACACGAAGAAGGCACGTATGTATATGCTTACGATAGCAACTTCGACCCAAGTACAAACGCAGATTATAGAGGCGGTTTTATTATGGTGCAGTCAGGAACTTCATACAAAGCAAAGTACACGAATTTAGTAACGGGTGCAACGCATACACAAAACTTAACTAACAACCAACTAACAGACGTAATGCGGTTGTATGTAAGTTACTACGATGACGGTAACAAATTAGAAATACTTGACACAGGTAACGCGGTACTATGGACAGGAATATTTAAACCTTACATAAATTGCAAGTATGTACCCGTAGTTTGTGACTTTGTAAATAAGTATGGCTGTTGGCAACGCACTTGGTTTTTTGCTGTAAACAATAACACGTTTAGCTTTGAAAACACGGAATATAATACTATGCAATCTTCTTTTTCTGATTACAATGTTTTAGAAGGACAAAGAAAAATGTTTAACACTAACGGTAAAAAGTCTATTAAGGTAAACACGGACTGGGTAGCTGAAGAATACAACGACTTACTAAAGCAATTAATGCTAAGTGAAAAAATACTTATTAACAATTACCCTGCAAAACTTAACACGAAGTCAACCGAGTTATTTCAAAGCATAAATACAAAAATGATTAACTACCAATTAGAGTTCGAGTTTGCTTACGATGTTATAAATAGTGTAGTATAATGAAAAGACGAATACAAGTTTTTATAGAACCAGTAATAGACAGCGGTGACTACTTGCAGTTAGAACTATTTAACGACGAACAAATAGTAGTAAATAGCAGCGTACAAAACATTTCTGACATTAGCAAAGTATATACGGACTTTTCGCAAAGTTTTACCGTTCCTGCTACAACTATAAACAACGCTATATTTAAGCACTTTTACCAAAGCGACATAGGAGAAATAAACACGGCAAATAGTTTAGTAGACCATAACCAAAGACGAAAAGCATACATTGAAATAGACCTAACACCTTTTAGACGCGGTAAGATTAGTTTAGAAAAGTCAAACATAAAAAACGGACAAGCTGAAAGCTACACTATAACCTTCTACGGTGACATTAGAGCGTTAAAAGATGCGTTTGGAGAACAGAAGTTAAGCGACCTAGATTTAAGTTCGTTAGAGTTCGCTTTTACAGGTGCAGAAGTATTAGACAGAATTACGGACTTAGCTACGGACTACGATGTTCGTTACCCTTTAATAGCAAATGATAGACTTTGGACTTACCACACTGGCGCTGGTGAAGACATTACAAATACAGCACACGCAATTCAATACGATGAGTTATTCCCTGCTGTAAAGATTAGTAAAATATTTGAAACTATAGAGGCGCAGTACGGGTTAACTTTTACAGGTACTTTTTTAGATGACCCGAAGTTTACAAATGTTTTTTTAGTAGGTAAAAACGCTATTGAGTATCTTTTTATTACTGAAGCTACAGACGTAGACTTTAGTACTAAAGTTGATTTTGATAGTTTTGACTGGTCTAACGTCAGTTCACAAAGCGCGGGTGACTTTGTAGATTTAGCAAATAACACTATTAACTTACAAGAGTTTGGTTCAGCTATAACTAACCACTTAATAGGTTTAAGAGTAACTTCATTAAGTGCAGCCGGTACTGTATATATTGATGTATACCAAGACGGTAACTTATTTCAAACGCTAGAAACGTCTACACCAATCACGCTAAACGATATTGTATTTCAAAACACTAGTGGACTAAACACAAATATTACTTTTCAGTTACGCGCTACAAATAGTATGAACGTAGGGTTAAGGATTTTTTATAAAATTGTAGCTATTTATAATGGTTCACAAACTATTTCTATGTCTACGATAGAAACGAATACAACGGCATTAAGCGGTAACGTAAGTTTAAACCAAACGCTACCCGAAATGAAAGTAGCGGATTTCTTTTCAGGTGTGTTAAAGCAGTTTAACGCTACGTGTGTAGGTGTTAGCGAAAACGTTTTTGAAGTTTTACCATTAGACGAATGGTATGCAAAAGGCGCTTTAGTTGACGTAACTGAATACACGATTATAGATAGCATAGACGTAGAACGAATTAAGCTATATAAAAAGATTTCTTTTAAATACCAAGAAGGCGAAAGTTTTGTAAACAAAGACTATTTTAAAATAACAAACCAACACTACGGAAACGTAGAATATCAATACGCGTATGACGGTGACGAATACATAATAGAAAGTCCGTTTGAGAATTTACTATTTACTCGTGCTTTAGACAATATGGGGGACTACGCTATATTAGGTTATTTCTTAAACGAAACTTACCAAGCTTATACACCTAAACCTACTTTGCTTTATTTGTATGGCGAAAGTGATGCTTTAGTACACGACATTAAATTTTACAACGGAAGCGGTCACGATAACATTTCTAGCTACGCTTTATTTGGTCAAGACTTCAGCTATCAAAACACGAAATATAGTTTAAACTTTGGCGCAGACAATTCTATAATACACAATGAAACAATACAAAACGGTTTATTTGCTACATATTATTTTCCTTACCTAAGCAACCTATTTAACTTAAAGAATAGACTAATAAGCGTAAAAACAAACCTGCCAATAAGTTTACTTACTGGACTAAGAATAAACGATAGAATAATAATAAGGGACAAAAGGTATATTATAAACGAAATGAAGTCTAATTTAACAACGGGTGACGTAGACTTTACTTTGTATTTAGACTTTAGACCTGTTTCAGGTGGTTTACTAAACGGTGGTAGACCAATAGAACTAGACGAAAGCGCACAATGCGTAGACGTAAGGGTAGACCTACCAAACAATGCTATACAAGCTGACTTAACGTGTGTTACTGCGGGTGTAACAATAACACCTAGTACGTTAACCGCTGACGGTGTAGTAGAAATATGCGTACCTGCAAACCCTAACACTAGAACGCAGTTAATAACCGAAGAACGCTTTGACTTTATTACTGAAGAATTTGAAAACATAATAACCGAAGAGAGCCAAACGCAAGTAATTACGGTTGTAGTTACGTATACTTTTTGGAACGGCACACAAGCCAACAACCTTATAATTTTACAAATATGATTAAGAACATTATAGCTATGTTACAATTAGATGACTTTTACAACGAGTCCGAAAACATACAAATAGCAAAGGGTTTATATTCTATGCCTACCGACATAAAAGGAATATGGAAAGTTGAAAAAAGACGAAGAAACTTAAAAATACAACAGCGAGATGGCAGAAAAACGGACAATTGAATTAGAAATAAAAGAAAACTTTAAACAAGTTGAAAAAGATTTAAATTCTTTAGACAAAGCTTTAGATAATACAGCAAATTCGGCAAGGGACGTAAACAGATCTTTTGAAGATGTCTATGGCGATTTACAACCGTTAACCACTCGAATGGGTGAAGCTGAAGATAGACTTTATGAACTTGCGGCTGCTGGGGATTACACCTCTAACGAATATAAAAACTTATTAAATACAGTAGGTGAATATCGAAAAGTACAAATTAATACTGATTTAGCAGTTGACGCAGCTTCAATGACGCTTTCTCAAAAATTAGGCGGTGCTTTAGGTGGTGTTGCTTCAGGCTTTGAGTTGGCTCAAGGTTCTATGGCATTGTTTGGTGTTGAAGGTGAAAATGTACAAGCCGCTTTATTGAAAGTGCAGAGTGCAATGGCTTTATCTCAAGGGTTACAAGGACTCAAAGAGGCTAAAACTTCTTTTATAGCGTTAGGAGATGATGCTAAAAAAACCGCATTAGGTCAACGCTTACTAACTGCTGCTACTGCTGCTTATAATTTTGTAACTACAGCAACGACAAAGGGTTTAAAACTATTTAGAATAGCGTTAATATCTACTGGTGTAGGTGCTTTAATTGTGGGTGTAGGTTTGTTAGTTGCTAACTTTGACAAATTACTAAATGTTTTTACCCCTGTTATAGACGGTTTAAAAAATATAGGTGATGCGATTGGATTGACGGATTTTGCTGGTAAGGAACGTGCAAAAAACGAAAGCCAAAGATACGCGGAAGAAGCTAAAAGAATACAAAAAATAAAAGAAGCAAAAGAAAACGCTTTTAACAAAGAACAAAAAGCAATAGATAGACTAATAGCTGTTAGAAGTGCTGAGGGTAAATCTGTTGATGCTTTGACAAAACAAAAAGTTTCAGGTTCTATTGCTTACCAAAAGGAACTACAAAAAGAACTACAAGCTACCCTAGATGCGCTTGAAGTAAATATATTACAGTTTGACCAATCTACTAAATCAGGTAGGTTTTTTGCAAATGTTGCTCAAGAAAAAATTGATATAGTAAAAGCAAAAAATAAAGAGGCTGTAAATAGCATTCTTGACTCAGAGAATGAGTTAAAAATTATAGACATAAATGCTAAAAAAGATGCTAAGGATAGGAATAAAACAGCTGTAGACAATGCTAAACAAACTGCACAAGATTTAAGAAATTTAAAAAGGCAAATACAAGACGAAGAAATAAAAGCTATTGAAGACGTTAACCAAAGAGAACAAACACAGCTTATAGTTAGTGCGCAAAGACGAATAGAAGACTTATCCTTAACGGCAAAAGACAAAAAGAAAAACGCAGAGTTAATACTTGAAATACAAAACAACTTAAACAAAGACCTTGAAAAGTCAGACGAAGCATTTTATGCAGCGCAACGTAAAGCACAACAAGACGCTAACAATAATAAAATACGTTTACAACGGGAGTTTGACAATATTATAGAAGCACTTGCAGAACAGAATTTTCAAAACACACTAACAGAAGAACAACGCGAAATACAAGCCGTCAACGACAAGTACTTTGAACTACAAACTTTAGCTGCGGGTAACGCTGAACAATTAGCAATAATCGAACAAGCAAAAGCAAACGAACTAGGTGCTATTGAAAAAAAGGCTAACGAAAAGTCAGTTGCAGAAGCAAGAGCAGTAGCAGAACAAAAAGCGGCTATTCAACAACAAGGACTAGACACGGCTTTACAAGGTGTTCAGTTAATCAGAGGGTTATTTGAAAAGTCTAAGGGTGTGCAAAAAGCAGCGGTTATTGCTGAAAGTGCAATTGGTATAGCTAAAATGATTATTTCAAATAAGTTAGCCAATGCGGGAGCGTTAGCAACGCCACAAGCAATCGCATCTAGTGGTGCAGCAGCCTTACCCGTAATAGCACTTAACAATATTTCAACAGGAATAGGAATAGCGGCTAACATTGCCGCAACTGCTAAAGCGTTAAAGTCTTTAGGCGGTGGTTCAGCGCCAAGCGCTCCCGCTAGTGGTGGAGGTGGTGGTGGAGGCGGTGCTTCTACTACACCACAATTTAACACGATAGGTTCTAGCGGTGTAAACCAATTAGCACAACTTCAACAACAACCAGTACAAGCGTATGTAGTAAGCGGTGATGTAACAAGCGCACAAAGTTTAGACAGAAACCGAATACAAAACGCAACGCTTTAACCATTTTTAAGTTATAAGATTATGAATATTATTGAACTAATAATAGACGAAAAAGACCAAGACGCTGGTATTACTGCCGTGTCGGTTGTAAATTCACCCGCTATAGAAGAAAACTTTATAGCGTTAAAAAAACACGAACTAGAACTTAAAGAAGTAAGCGAAGAAAAACGCATACTAATGGGTGCAGCTTTAATACCTAACAAACAAATCTACCGTCAAAACGGAAAAGAAGAATACTACATTTACTTTAGTGAAAAGACGGTACGTCAGGCAAGTGAATTATTCTTAATGCGTGGTAATCAAAACAACGCTACTTACGAACACAAGCAAGAATTAAACGGAATGTCAGTAGTTGAAAGTTGGATAATTGAAGACGAAAAGACGGACAAAAGCAAACTATACGACTTTAACTTACCAAAAGGAACTTGGATGATTTCAATGAAGGTAAACAACGATCAAGTTTGGAAGGATGTAAAAGCGGGTAAGGTAAAAGGTTTTTCAATAGAGGGTTATTTTGCTGACAAGTACGAAATGAGTTTAGAGAATAAAAACAAAGAAGAAATAATTAATAAACTAAAAGGTTTACTACAATGAGAGAAGAAATAATAAACGACATAGCTAAAAAGGTTATAATTAAATTAGCAAAACACAAAGTTGAATTAGCTGGAATAGCAGATAAAGCAATTAAATCTTTTGATTCATTTAGAGATAATCAATTACAAAATACAGTTGACTTAAAAAACCAATTAGACGAACAAATAAAAAAATACAATAAAAAAGTTGACGATACAACAAAGAAATTTAGAGAAATTGAAAAAGGTGAATATTTAACAGCTTATACTCAAATTACAGAAATGGCGCGTGAATTAGGAGTAGCTCCTATTGAAGTACCACAATTAAAAGAATTAGAACGAAGATATAATTTTAATTCACAATATGTAAGAGATTTAAAAAAAATAATAGTATCACAATAAATGAACACACCTACAAAAAGTAAGTCAAGTCCTTTAGGCGGTAAGCGTGGTTGTTTATGTCCTGACGGCAAGTACAGGTCTAAGTGTTGCAACGGTGACTTACAAGCGCAAGGAATAGGTAAAACAGCAAGTGTGCCACCACAACAAGTAACGGTAACGGAAGTAAACGGGGTAAGAACTACGGTACGGGTAAGCACTTAAAAATGGAACAAGTAATTAATAAAAAAGTTATATAATTATGAATACTAGAAAAACAATTTACGACAAGCTATTTACTGAGAAGGTAGAGTTAGCAAAACACGAAGTTGAACTTGCTTTGGTAGATGATTTAAAAAAAGTAGTTGCTGATTATATAAAAGCAAATGTAAATTTTCAAACCGCATTTAATGAACATAGACAATTAGATGAAAAATTTATGGCTTTAAAAGCAAAAGCAAAAGAATTTTACGCATTTGATAAAAAAGTTTATTCAGAGTCTCAAAAAATAATTAATAATATAAAACAACAAGCTAAGGATTTAGGTATTGACCCAAATGGAATACAAGGATTAAAAGATTTATATCAATTAATTGATGACGGAAGTAGAAGTTATAAAACTTATGAAGCAATAGATAAATACAATAAATAAAAACAAAAATGAACACAAATCAAATATTAAACAAAGTTAGAATACTTTTAGGAATGGAAGTAAAACTTGAAACAATGAAGTTAGACGATAACGTAACCGTAATAGAAGCGGAAGCATTTGAAGCGGACAATGAAGTAGTAGTCGTAACTGAAGACGAACAAAAAATACCTTTGCCAGTAGGAAGCTATAATTTGGAAGATGGTCGTGTTTTGGTAGTAGCTGAAGAAGGTCTTATTGCTGAAGTAAAAGAAAAAGAAGAAGAAGTAGAGGAAGAAGTAGAAGTACAAAAAGACGAACCAATGGAAGAAGAAATGTCTGACGAACCTACAAAAGCTGTAAAGAAAACTATTGAAAGCGTAGTTAAAGAAACATTCTTTTCTGAAATGGAAGCATTGAAAAAAGAAAACGAAGAACTAAAAGCAAAACTTTCAGGTAACGTAGTAGAACTTGCTTCGGAAGAAGTAACGGTAGACCCTATTAGCTTCAACCCTGAAAACGTACAAAAAATTGAAAACATTAAGTTAGCTTCTAAAAGAGAGCGTACTATAATGGATTCTATACTAGAAAAAATAAATAAGTAATAACTAAAAAAAATATAGAAAATGAGTACAACACTAACAACCGTTTCTAACGATGACTTACGACAAGTAGGGCAAGTAGAAACATTAAGCGCTGCTGCAACCTTGACGGCTGAAGAAAGCGGAAAATTATTAATACTTAGCGCGGCTGCGGGTGCGCAAGTAACTTTACCTGCTGTAGCAACTTCTGCTGGTTTTTCTTACAAGTTTGTTGTAGGTGCAACTTTCGCTACTACTGCGTGGACGGTAAAAGCTGCGTCAGCAGTTATACAAGGCGGTGCTATTGTAAATTCTGTTTTTGTTGCGTCAGCAAGTAGAAACACTATTACTTTCGCACACGCTGCTGAAACGGTAGGAGATACTGTACAATTATCTTGTGACGGTACAAATTGGTACGTTACTGGAGTCGGTGCTTCTGCTGCCTCAATTACTTTTACAACGGTTTAATAAATTACAAAAAAATTATACAAAATGGAAAAAATTAATTTAAGTACTACTACGTCAATAAGCACTACATATGCTGGTGAATTTGCGGGTAAGTATATTGCTGCGGCTTTATTAAGCGCACCAACTTTAGAAAAAGGCGGAATAACAATTATGCCTAACGTAAAATTTAAGCAAGTAATTAAGAAGGTTGCTACGGATTCAATTATTGCTAACGCAACTTGTGACTTCGACCCTACTTCTACGATTACTTTGACTGAAAAAATATTACAACCTGAGTCTTATCAAGTTAACCTTACTTTGTGCAAAACTGATTTTCGCAGCGACTTTGATGCCATTCAAATGGGTTATTCAGCGTTTGACGTATTACCAAAGTCATTTGCTGATTTCTTAATCGCACACGCTGCTGAAAAAGTTGCCGCTGCTATGGAAACTTCTATTTGGCAAGGTGTTAATGCTACAGCGGGACAATTCGCGGGTATTATGACACAACTAGACGCAGACGCTACTTTACCTGCAGGTCAAAAGATTGCGGGTACTACGGTAGATGCTACTAACGTTATTGCACAATTAGGTTCTATTTTAGACGCGCTACCTTCACAACTTTACGGTAAAGAAGATTTGAAACTATATGTTTCTAACAATATCTATAGAGCGTATGTACGTGCTTTAGGTGGTTTTGCTGCTGCTGGAGTAGGTGCTAACGGTTACGACAACAAAGGAACTAACCAAGTATTGAACGATGTTTATTTTGACGGAGTAAAAGTATTTATGGCTCCGGGTCTTGCTGCTAACACTGCGTTACTTGCTCAAACTTCTAACTTGTATTTCGCTACAGGATTGCTTAACGATATGAACGAAGTTCGAGTTTTGGATATGTCTGAAAATGACGGTTCACAAAACGTAAGAGTAATAATGAGGTTTACCGCAGACGCTAAATATGGTTTTGCTGAAGACGTAGTTTCTTACGGAATTTAATATTATAATAACTATTTATAGGGTGGTGAAACAAACGCCACCCTTTTTTTTTAACATTTAAAAACTAAAAATTATGTCTTGTGAAATTGCAAACGGCAGATTAGAGCAATGTAAGGATAGCGTTTCAGGTCTTAAAGCGATTTATTTTATAAATTACGATGACTTAGACGTTGCTAACGTTGTTTACGATGCTACGAATACTGACGCTATTGAAACGTGGGAACCAGCCGCGACTTTAGACCTATTCAAATATGAACTAAAAGGTGCTAACTCTTTTGAAACTACAATTAATTCAAGTAGAGAAAACGGAACTACATTCTTTGAACAAACTTTAACGGTACAATTTAAAAAGCAGGATGTCGCTACGCACAAAAATATTAAGATGTTAGCGTACGGACGTCCTAGAATCGTTGTTAGAAGTATGACAGACCAGTTCTTTTTGATGGGACTAGACCAAGGCGCTGACGTTTCAGCGGGTACTATTTCTTCAGGAAGTGCTTTGGGTGACTTTAACGGTTACGGATTGACTTTTACAGCGCAAGAGGTAAGCCCCGCGAACTTCTTAGAATGTACTACGGAAGCGGGACTAGCAACTTTGTTTGCTACTGCTGCGCCAGTAGATGCGAATATTGTAACAAACTAGTATTTCTCCATACACTTTGCGAAGCCGTCTTTTCACAAGGGCGGCTTTTCTATTTAGAAACAAATACTTTGATTTATAATTTTATCTTATTAAGATGTTTTAATAATTTATCGTTTTTTGTTTTAGAATACATTCCTTTCATTAAATTCTGAACATTTGAAATGATTTGTAAATTTTTATAATGATTATTTATTTTATTACCATCTATATGGTCTACAACAAATGTATTTCCTTTTGGAATATGGTTTAAATATGTTTCTGCAACAATTTGATGCACTCTATGTTCTTTACCATTCATACAAAATATTTTATATCCGTTAATATTTATTTTTACATTTACTTCATTTACTTCATTTATATAATGTTTTTTATTATTTACTAATTTACCTAGAGCAGGGATTTTTTTTAAATCTCCATATTCATTTATATAAAATAATTTATTAAGTTTTAATTCTTTATATCCTTTATTTAATAACTCTTGTTTAAGAATTTTCGAATTATTGGAGTATGTTTTTTGCAGTTTCTTTATACGATTATTTTTCCATTGAATTAATTCTTTTTCTTTATATTTATTATATCTAATGTTATGTTTTATTTGGTATTCAGCACTTTTTTGTTTTTCTGAAATACATTCTTTACATAAATATTGATAGCCATCTCGTTTATCATTATTTTTATGATATTCAATTAATTTTTTTTCCACATTGCATTTTGCACATATTTTAGAATCATTCAATTGTTTATTTATTTTTAACCTTTCTTGTTTGTCCATATTATGAATTTAGAAACAAATATACAAAAAAACCATTTGGAACACAAAAAACTAAATATTAAGTTATATAAGTATGATAGTTCTACAAGAAACGGCAAACGCGCAAACCTTTAGCTTTATACCAAGAAGCCAAAGTTACGATGCTTTGTTTTTAACGGACGACCAAACAAACGTAGAAGTAGAAGTTACCATTGATTCAAGTACGCAAGGTGACTACTTAGACACGATTACAGCGACTTTTAGTTTAACTGAGGGACGTTTCTATAACTTGGTAGTAAAAGACGGTGCAGACGTAATATTTAAGGATAGGGTATTTTGCACTAACCAAGCAGTAGTTTCTTTTAGCGTAAACAACGGGCAGTATACTTCTAATTCTACAACTAACGACTTTATTGTTTATGAATAACATACACGTATTAAAATTAAGCGAATATTCAAGACCTGAAATAACCGAGTCTAAGCGCGAAGCGTGGGTAGAATACGGTGCAGACAATAACTACTACCAATACTTAATAGATAGGTACACAAATTCTACTACGAACAACGCTATTATAAATAACATTACGCGTTTAGTTTACGGAAAAGGTTTAAGTGCTATAGATGCTTCTAGGAAGCCTAATGAATACGCACAAATGATGACACTATTTTCTAAAAGTTGTGTTCGTCAAATGGTAAGCGATATTAAAATGTTAGGGCAATGTGCGGTACAAGTCATATATTCTAAAGACAGAAAAAAGATTAGCAAGGTATACCACGTTCCTGTTCAGCTATTACGTGCGGAAAAGTGCAACGAAAAGGGCGAAATAGAAGCGTATTACTATTGTGATAACTGGCAAGACCTAAGAAACTTTACACCTAAGAGAATACCTGCATACGGGTTTTCTAACCAACCTATTGAAATAATGTTTATAAGACCTTATTCGGTAGGTATGAAGTATTATAGTTATGTAGACTATCACGGTGCGTTACCATACGCGGAACTTGAAGAAGACATTTCTACATATTTAATTAACGAAGTAAACAACGGTTTTTCAGGACGCGCTGTAATTAATTTTAACAACGGTGTACCAAGTGAAGAACAGCAAACTTTAATTAAGCAGCAAGTTTTAAACCAACTAACGGGAACGAAAGGCGAAAAGGTAATAGTAGCTTTTAACAATAACCAAGACAGCAAGACTACGGTAGATTCTATGCCTGTAAACGATGCCCCTGACTTGTACGATACTTTAAGCAAAGAAGCGTTAAGTAAGATTATGTTAGGGCATAACGTAACAAGTCCTTTGCTATTTGGTATTGCTACTACTACGGGTTTTTCTAGTAACGCAGACGAACTACAAAATTCTTATATATTGTTTGACAATATGGTTATTAGACCTATGCAAGAACTTTTATTAGACGCGATAGACACTATTTTAGGTTACAACGGTATAGCCTTAAAGACATATTTTAGAACTTTAAAGCCGTTAGAATTTACTGACTTAGAAAACGCGATGACTGAAGAACAAGCGGTAGAAGAAACTGGTGTAGAATTAAGTTCACAAGACGACAAAATAGCACAAGCGTTAATAGACTTAGGCGAAGACCCTAAAGAAAATTGGCTACTAATAGACGAAGCACCTGTAGACTACGACACGGACGAAGAAGAAAACGAACTGCTATCTAAAGAACCTAATCAAAGTCTTTTAAGTAAAATATACAACTTTGTAAGCACGGGCGACGCAAGACCAAATATAAGAAGTAAGCAAGACGATGTTATAGACGGAATTAAGTTTGTTACACGTTATGTTTACGCGGGTACGGTACATTCAGATACTAGACCATTTTGCGTACAAATGATCAACGCGAATAAGATATACCGAAAAGAAGACATAGTAGGTATGAGTACTAAAGTAGTAAACGAAGGTTGGGGACCAAAAGGAATAGACACTTACGATATATTTAAGTACAAGGGTGGCGGTAATTGTCACCACCGATGGAACAAGCAAGTGTACGCAACTTTTGAAGGTACGGCTTTAGACATACCAAACGCTAAACAAATAGCACAAGCGAAAGCGGCTAAGT